CTTTTGATAACTTTGGTGAAGATTTATTAGCAACAGTTAATAATGGAAATACATTTAGATGGGATACATCTGTTGGCACAGGGACACCTGCTGCCGTTATTTCTGCTGCACCTACTGTTTCACGTTTTAACTTAGTATCAATGCCTGACAGACATGTCTTTTTATTTGGTACAGAAACAACAATTGGTTCAAGCACTACACAAGATGATTTATTTTTACGATTTGCTTCACAAGAAGATTACAACACATGGGTTCCTACAGCAACAAACACCGCAGGTTCTTTTAGAATACAAGACGGATCTAAAATTGTAACAGCCGTTCGATCACGTAACGCTGTATTAGTTTGGACGGACACAAGTTTAAATGCATTACAATTTGTTGGTGCACCTTTTACGTTTAACTTAACACAAATAGGAGCAAACTGTGGAGCTGTATCTTTACACTCAGCAGTAGATGTAAATGGCACAGCCTTTTGGATGTCACAGAATTCTTTTTATAAATTTGATGGTGCTATTGCAAAAATGCCTTGTAGTGTACAGGATTATGTCTTTGAAGATTTTAGTATTACAAATCAACCAGAAACTTTTGCGGCTGTTAACTCAGAGTTTAATGAAGTAACTTGGTTTTATACTTCAAATAGCTCAACGCAAATAGATCGGTTTGTTACATATAACTATTTAGAAAATTGTTGGTCAACAGGATCTTTAGCTAGAACAACATGGCAAGATTATGGTGTGTATCAAAAGCCTTATGCTACAGAATATTCAACAACAGGAATTGCAACCAATAATGTTATTAATGGTTTAACAGCAGGAGCTACCACATTATATCAACACGAAACAGGTGATGATAATGTAACATTACCAATTAATGCTTTTATTGAATCTGGAGACTTTGATATTGCAGATGGACAACCTTTTTTACATATAGGAAGAGGTATTCCAAACTTTAAAGATTTAACAGGTTCTGTAGATTTAACTCTTAAATTTAAAACATATCCTAGTGCAACAACAAACACAACCGTGGTAAGAACTGTTGTTCCAACAACAGAAAAATTTGATTTACGAGGTAGAGGAAGACAAGCTAATATACGTATTGACAGTGACGCTGTTGGTGATAAATGGCGATATGGAACATTACGATTAGACGTACAACCAGATGGAGGTAGATAATGGCTAAAATTACAACAACAAGATTTCCTCAAGCAACTCCTGAATATCAACCTAGTATAATTGATATATTGACAAGATTGCTTGAACAAATAGTTCAACAATTAAATTTTGGTTTTCAGCAAGATTTAAAAGATGAATCTACAGCAAGGACGTGGTTCCTTGGCTGATTTATTTATAAGTAGATCAGGTAGTGCAACAGGAACTATTTACACAGTTCCAACGGCAGATCAAAATTCACAACCTCCTGTTCCTCCAACAACTGCTTTGGTTAAAAGTATTCGATTATCTAATCAATCAGGTGGCGCTATTACAACAACAGTAACGATGTTAGATAGTAGTAATAGTAGTTTAGAAATAGAGTTGTTTAAAGAAAGTTTAGCTGATGGAAAAGAAGAAGAAGTGTTAACACAACCTATTGTATTAGAACAAGCTGATGCAATTAAATTAACAGGTGCAGTAAAAATATTAGTAAGTTTAATGGAGATAACCTAATGGCATTTAAAAAAGTACAAGAATCAAAAGAAATTGGTAAAGAAATTGTTGAAGGTCAGGAAGTGGCTATTTTACAGCCTGAAGTTCACCGAGAAGTAAAGAATAAAAAAACAGGTTTAGATTATGAATCTGAAGAAGCAGCTAAAGCTGACGTAGACAATCCAGAAACAGACACAATAGCTGATGATATTGAAACTAATATACAGGTAAAGGTAACAAAGTTACCTGATGTATTTGGAAAAACTGAAGACGATTAAGCCCCACAGTTTTCACAAAAATCATCACAAATACATTTGTCTTTTTGACAACCACAAGTAGGACAATTAGGATCCATTTGCTGCTACCTTATGTTTTGCCATGTTCTCTTGAACAAACATTCTTTCGTCTTCTGTTAAAGGTCTACCCATACTAGGAGGTTTAGATTGACATGAACACCCGTCAACGTGTTTCTTGTGATCTCTTTCTACAACTTATTTTTGTTCTGAGTAGTCAACTGAAAGGTATTCTATTTTACTTACCCAACCTTTAGGTATAGCGATAGCACCACCACCATGATTATCGTCTTTATCCGTGCACCACGATCTCATTATAACTATTTTTTCTTCTGTATTAACAACCATCCACCCTACTTCTTGACAAACGGCTAACGGAGCACCGATAATATCCTTTACAGGCAGCCATCCTGTCTCTGTATCACGGGCATCTAACCACGTCACACGGACCATTGGCACTTTCTTTATGTCAAAGCTCATATTTCTCATTGCACATTACAACAAATATGCCTATAAATATAGAATAAAATAGGTTTATCTATTCAAGGCTCACCTTCTTGCAAAATCAGACAATATCATGAATTGCTAAGGAGTACATGTTTAAGAAGTTTTTTAGAAAAGTCAGAGAAACAGTAAAAAAAGTTGCACCAATCGCAGCCCCTATTGCAGGAGCTTATTTTGGTCCGTTAGCTGGTGCAGGTATCGGAGCATTATTAGGACAATACGGAGGCACTAAAGGTTCTGTTATGGGCGCTTTAGGAGGAGGTCTTGGTGGATTATTAGGTAACTATGGTACAAATCAAAACCTTCTTACAGGTGGTGGATTTAATACAGGAAAGATGGGCTTAAAAGAAGTTGCCGCTAACATAGTAAAAGGAAAACAACTTCAAGATACAGATTCACTATATAGATTAAACGCGTTAGGAGAAGCAAATAGAGCGGGTGGTATCGCAGGTGGGTTAAATCTTTTAAAAAATCCTTTTGTACAAGGTGGTTTATTAATGGCAGCGAATAAAATGTTAAATAAAGAAGAAGATGATCCTGAAAGAGATGAAGTAGAAGTAGGAAGCCAAGGACAACTTGGTGGTATGAGAGTTGCCGATATAGAATATTTACCAGCAAATGTTCCTATAGGACCTGCAGGTTATGCAGGTTATGCAAATGGTGGTATTGTTGCTTTAGCAGAAGGCGGTACGCCTCCTCCAAAAAATATGGATGACTATCCACGAAAAAATGGTAATATAGCTGGACCAGGAACTATGACATCAGACGACATTCCTGCAATGCTAAGTGACGGAGAGTTTGTTACTAAAGCGGTAAGTGTTATTGGTGCGGGTGTACGCGAAGGAGCGGACAACATAGAAGACGCTAGAGAGATGGGTTCTGACTTCTTTTATAAACAACAAGATGAATTAGCAAAGCTAGGAGAGAGATTGGTCAATGGCAACTGATACAGTAATACAAGAACAAAGGCAGGCGCCTTTTATTGAGAAACGTTCAGAACAATTATTAGCATCTGTATTTGGTGATCCGAATGCCGTACAGTCACCAGGTGAAAGTAATCAGGCTTTTCAGTATCGTAAGTTTGGATTATCAGGTGTACAAAATCCAATACCAGGTCAACAATTAGCAGGGTTCACGGCTCCCCAAACAGCAGCTTTTGGTTTAGCTCAAGCAGGCGTTGGAAGTTATGCTGATGAGTTAGCAAAATCTCGTGCAATGACAGACATGGGTGGTATTACCAGTCAGTTTGCAGGAACATCACTTGCAGGTGGTATGGATAAATTTGATCCGTCGATGGTAGATCCATACATGAATCAGTACAATGATTTTGTAACAGCAGAAATACAAAGACAAGGAGACATTGCTAAAAATAAATTAGCAGGTCAAGCAACAAAAGGTGGTGTCTTTGGAGGTTCTAGATACGGAGTACAACAAGCTGAATTAGATAAAGGTATTGCATCTCAAATAGGAATGCAGTCACAAAAGAATTTTGAAAATGCACTTAAAGCAGCAATGAGTGGTTTTGAATCTGGAGAGAGAAGAGACTTAATGGGTGGTCAACAACTAGCTAGTCTTGCTAAAACACAAGGTCAGTTGGGAGCATTACAAGGAGGACTTGGACAATTAGAACAAAGTTTACTAGGACAAGATATTAAAGGTTTACTTGGTATCGGCGGTATGCAACAACAAATGGGTCAAGCAGGACTTGATATTGCAAGAAAAAATCAAATTGAAGCACAACAAGAACCGTTTAAACGAGTTCAGTTTGCAAGTGACATCTTACGTGGTGTCCCTAGTTCTGGTACTACATACACACAACAACCAGCAACGAATCCATTACTGCAGTATGCAGGCCTAGGAATTGCAGGACTAAGTGGCTTAGGGGCATTTGGTGAAGCGTTCCCTAACAACCCAATGTCTCAATTCTTAGCAGGTAGTTAATGGTACAAAAAACTTTTAATGTAAATTTAAACACTGAAGCTTATCCGACAGATAAAAATAATGCTTTTGGGTTTAATATTCCTAATACAGCGAATCAAAATGACTACGTAGGTATTTACGATTTAGCTACAAGAAATCAAATATATAATGACCCTAATGATTTAACATCAGGAATACCTGCGGAAGAAGTAAAAGTAGAAACAGATACTGTCATTGACAAAGATGATGGTATTACAGGAGTAGCTAGTACTGATGTATTAGAAATGTATCCTGAATTAAAAGGTAAACTATATAAAAGTAATGCAGATGTTAGATTAGATATTTTAGCTAATGCGTCACAAGAAAAAAATAATTTATTAGCAGCGGCACAAGTAGAAAGTGATCCTGCAAAACTAGAAGCAGCAAAGAAAAACGTACAAGATGATCTTGATGCTTTTATGGAAAAATACAAAGCTACTCCTTCAAGAGATTTAGAAGCTATTAAATCTTTTTATGATGAGTCAGAAAAAGAATTAGATGCGTTGTATAAAGAAGATGACATGTCTTTTGAAAAAAAACTGGCACTAGCGCAATTTGGTTTAGAACTTGCAGGCGGTAGATCATGGAATGGTAGAGCACTTCCTATTTTGTCAGAAGCAGGGCAAAACTTAATTAAAAATTTAGGTGCAATTAATGCGCAGAAAAAAGCTAATGCAAAAGATAAGAGAGTAGCAAAAGCTACGTTGAAAAGAGAAAAAGGCAAATCGTTATTAGACGCGGCGCAAAATAATGCAGCAGAAGCAGCAACACTTGAATGGGATGTAATGAAAACAGGTTTTACTATTGCGTCTGATTATGATGATATGATTAACGCTAATGCTGCTAATGACAGAAAAGTATATAGTGAACAATTAGCTAACAGCATTCAAGGAAATTTTGATATATTTAAAGAGTATGTTGGTGAGAAATATCCTGACGCTGATACAGGTGTAACACAATTTATTTCTAAAAGAACAGGCCAAGTGACAATGCCTCGTGTAGGAGTAAGAAAAAGCAACGGAGAAGTTTTTGTATTTGCAGATCCAAATATACATCCTGGATTAGTCGATGAGAACGGACAACCTATTTTAGTCAATGCTGATTTATATGCAGACATGTCAGTAGACGGTGGTGGTATAACATTTTCTTCTGGTGGTATGATGCCAGGTGCTGAAGGTTTAAAAGGTGGTGTAAAAGATTTAAATAAGTTTTTTGAAACACAAGATACGCTTAACCAAACAGCAGCAGTGTTAAATGGTTTAGGTATAATGAGACAAGACATATATGATGATGGCACAAGAGTTGGTTGGGCAGGAGGAGCACGAAGTGTTTTCCAAAATACTTGGAGAAATGCACAAACTGTATGGCAAATGATTACAGGAGATGCTTCAAAGAGCGCTAGTAAAAACCCTAACAGTGCAGAATATTGGAATGGTGGACAAGAAAGATATTATGTAACTGATTTATTAGGTGGTCCTGAAGGAAGTGAAGCTAATAAATTTGCAACTTTAGAATCACAGGATGAAAACGGCAATCCTATAATAACAAGTATTTTAAGTGATGCGCAGAAAAAAGGATTGCAAGCAGCAGTTAATCAGGGAACAATTATGATGACCAATGATTACGATTCTTACATAGCGGCTAAAGCTGCAGGAGAAAAGTTTGTTGTTTTAGGTGATGGTGATAGTGTTTCAGTAGAAGATTTAGATTCTGTATTTACAAAAGATTTTTATGATCCTGCAATTGATAAGATGCAAGTTAGAGCACAGTCTTTGATTTATGCGTTGGCTCGTTCTCGTAAAGCATCAGGAAGATTAAATAAAGACGATATTGAACGTGCATCCTTAACATTAAACTTATATGGTAAATCTGATAGAGGTATTGATGCGTCATTAGAAGTTGTACAAGTAGAACTGCAAACATATTTACGTGATGAAATATCTAAATTAAGACAAGGATACTTTAATGAAAAAGATAGATCAGGAAGAGATCCTTTTGTTGGGTGGGCTAAAGATTGGATTGATAGAGGAAACTATATGCCTTCTTATTTTGAACCATGGGTCAATGAATATCTACCTGAGTCTTATCAAAATAGAACAAGGTACAGAACATTTGATGATACCTCTATTATGACATCAAGTAGTTTTGAAGAATACGATTCTGGTATGGGTATTTCAGGATCAGTAATAACAGAAGAAGGTGGCTAATGGCTGAAGTTAAATTTAGATTAAACGAAGAGTTTACACAAGGTTTAGGTTTTAAAGAGCCTTTTGACTTCATGATTGAAGATGTCATCACAGGACCTGACGGTAGAAAATACAACATAAAAAATTCTGACTTTCCTCGTAATGAAGCTGAAAAACAAATGGTTTTGTCAGAAATATTTAAACGTGGAAATAAGATACAACAAAACACTGGAGCTTTTCCAACAGGTGCGATGGAGTTTTTAAGCACGCACGCAGGTGGTGGACCGTCTGCTCAAGCAGAAGCTGAAATTAAAAAAGTTATGGAGACAACGGAGAGAATGTATGAAGATCCGATTGGAACTAAATC